TTTTGTTTCCCACGCACTACGCAATGGTGCTGGTGTTGCTGTTCACCTCAGCAACCTACGTCCCAAGGGTGATGAGAATGGAAAGGGCCTGACGGCTTCCGGTCCAGTCTCCTTTGCCCGCATTTATTCTGCTCTCAATGAAACACTCCGCCGAGGTGGGCACTACAAGAACGGTGCTGTGGTATGTCATCTGGACTTCGATCATCCTGATGCTCTTGAGTTTGTCAATGCTAGCCGTTCTGACCTCCCATGGGTGAAGCGTTGTCTGGATGTTGACCAATACTTCCTTGAGGATGGTAATCCTGAACTGATTGCTGCCACCATTGAAGGCATCAAGCGTGGTGACATCTGGCTGAACAAGATTCGCTATGATGCTGATGGTGCCAGGATTTATGGCAACGTCTGTCTGGAGGTGTATCTGAAGAGCCGTGGCACCTGCTTGCTCCAGCATGTGAACCTAGGTGCTTGCACCAGTGGCAACATCGTTGAAGCCTTTGAGGAGGGCATGACATCTCTTGTGGAGCTACATGGCAAGACTGGTGTTGGTGACACTGGTGAGTATCTGACACCTGAGGTTGATCGTCAAGTTGGTCTTGGCATTCTTGGTTTGGCCAATTTCCTTGATCAGAACGGAGTAACCTACGCCAGCTTCGGTGAAGCTCTTGAGCAGTACCTGACTCACCAACCTAGCTTCAGTGATGCCTACCGCTTGGTATCTCAGTTAGCCCTAGGCATTGAGAAGGCTGCCATCATCGCCCGTAAGGCTGGCATGGTCCGTGCCTTTGCTATTGCCCCCACTGCCTCCTGCTCCTACAACAACGTGGATCTGAGGGGCTTCACAACGGCTCCTGAGATTGCCCCACCCATCTCTCGCAATGTGGATCGTGACAGCGGCACCTTTGGTGTTGATGCCTACCACTACCCTCCTGATATGGAGGTTGCATCCGAGGTTGGCTGGGACAACTACAACAAGGTAGTTGATGGTTTGGTATCACTATTCCGTAGTACCATGCTATTCCATGGCTACTCCTACAACAGTTGGAGTGATGTGGTTACCTATGACCAAGACTTCATTCAGAAGTGGCTAATCTCTCCGCAGACATCCTTGTACTATTCCCTCCAGGTGATGCCTGATGTGCTTTCCAAGGATGATGCGTTGGCTGCCCTTGATGAAGAGTTCCATGAGTTCTTCAAGTTTGATGAGGATCCTCTTGAGGAAGCTCCTCCATCTGATGATCGTTGTATTCCCTGTGGAGAATAATTGTGACTGTTTCGCCCTATGATCAGGTTGTTTCCCGCAAACGCAAATGGACTCCTGTTGCTGTTCAAAAGGGTAACCTAGTTCCTGACTCCGAAGATGCCTTCTTTCGTGCTCTTGCTCTGCGTCATCTGGAGTTGCCTGTCGCTGATTTCCTTCGGCAAGGTCTTGAAAAGGAACTTCCCAAGACTGCTGGTGTTGTTGAGGCTCTCACCTCAAACATCCAAGATGAAGAGCGCCATGATCAGGCCTTCCGTTATGTGGTCGCTGCTCATGGTTCTGATCCGAAGGCAGAGGCAGAAGGAAGTCACATCCTAAGGACCTGGCTTGAGGCACCGGAGCATCCGATCCTTAAGGCAGCTATTCTTGAGAGGAGTGTTTTCTTTGTCCTACTGCCCTTCTACCGATTCAACGGAGACATCGGAGTACGAACCACAGCAGCAGACATCAGCCGAGATGAGCAAACCCATGTTGCCATCCACAGCATGGTCTGCTCCGAGCTTGGCCTCCGGTCCACCCCCAGCCTTAATCGCCTACGTCGAGCGACTGTTGGATGGATGATGGATGGCCTGACCAGTACCGTCAACAAGTACCTCAGCAAGGACTTCTGGATCAGCCAGTCTGATTCCCTGTATGAGCGTGGCAAGGCCCCTGGCCTTTCCGATACTCAGCGGGCTAGGATGCCTGCGTTCTTTGAAGCCAGCAACACTGACCTTCCCCAGTATGGCTAGTGCCTACTTTGATGCCACCGAGATTCCCCTCACAGACGTGGTGGGGGGACGTGTGGATCTTGATCTTCTCATTGAGGATCTTGACCAGAGGTACCCAGACAACTATCCTGACCACGAGATGACCACGTGGGAAGCAGGACGTATGGCTGGTGCTCTTTCTGTCATTCGTTACATTAAGTCAAAACGCAATCCGTAATCATGTGCCTTGCACCTAGTATGCCGTCTGCTCCGGCACCTCCTGCTCCACCCCCGGCTCCTGTGATTCCGGCTGGCACCCAGCCCACCACAGTGAGGCCCACCAAGACCACTCGTGAAAGCATTGCCCAAGCAAGCAAAGGTACTAGCAATCTTGCTATTCCCCTGAGCACTGGTGGTATGGCTCCGATGAAGTCTCCTCTCAGCATTGGTGGTATGAATCCTAATCCAACCAACCTTAGTATTGGTAAATAATAATGGAAAATCAATCTGCCGCAAGTCGTTACGCAAGATTGGCTAGCGACAGAACGATCTTCTTGGATACTGCCAGGGACTGTGCTGTGCTTTCTCTTCCCTATCTCCTCACCCCTACGGGTGTGGTGAATGGACAGAAGCTCGTCACTCCTTGGCAGAGCATGGGCGCCAAAGGCGTTAACGTCATGGCCTCGAAGCTGATGCTAAGTTTGTTCCCAGTGAATGCAACTTTCTTCAAGCTTCAGATCAATGATGGTAAGCTCAGCTTGGACCCATCAATGAGTGCTGCCGTTAAGTCGGAGATTGATCTCTCTCTTTCCAAAATGGAACGAGTGGTCATGCAAAACATTGCCGAATCACAGGATCGTGTGATCCTTCACCAGGCAATGAAGCACCTCATTGTTACCGGGAATGCCCTGGTATTCATGGGAAATAGTGGTGTTAAGTTGTATCCTCTTGACCGTTATGTGGTCGTCCGTGATGGAGAGGGTAACCCCACCGAGATCGTTACTGTTGAAGCTATTGACCGACAGTTCCTGCCACCTGAGTTCCAAAAGAACGCAACCAGGAATGTCAATGATGCCTCCGACAACACCAGTGCTCCTAGCACAGACGTGAGTGTTGGAGAATCAGAAGTCGCTGTGTTCACCTGGGCAAAGCTCATGGATGGACAGTGGCGATGGAAACAAGAAGTGGAAGGGACTATCCTTCCTGACTCCTACGGCAAAGCTCCAAAGAACACAACCCCCTGGCTGCCCCTACGGTTCAACGTAGTGGATGGTGAGGACTATGGTCGTGGTCGTATTGAAGAGTACCTAGGAGACCTGAAGAGCCTTGAGGGCCTGATGCAAGCCATGGTGGAGGGCTCAGCAGCTGCTGCTAAGGTCGTCTTCCTAGTCAGCCCTTCTGCCACAGTGAAGCCCAGTACCCTAGCCAAGGCAGGGAATGGTGCCATCATCCAAGGCAAGGCTGATGATGTTACCGCTGTGCAAGTCAGCAAGCAGGCTGATTTCAGCAGTGCCTACCAGATGATCCAATCACTCACCCAACGCCTCTCTGAGGCCTTCCTGGTGATGTCTGTGCGGCAATCTGAGAGGACCACTGCTGAGGAGATCCGTGCTACCCAGCAGGAACTCAACGAACAGCTGGGTGGAATCTATGGCAACCTCGCTGTGGAACTAGTACGTCCGTACCTGCAACGCAAGTTGTTTGTCCTCCAGCGTTCCAAAGAACTTCCCCAACTACCTAAGGGAATCGTATTCCCAACCATCATTGCTGGTCTTGAGGGCATTGGTCGTGGGCAAGATCGTGAGTCTCTCATGATGTTCCTAAGCACAATCTCACAAGCCTTAGGACCTGAGGCAATGGCCAAGTACATTGATCCTGAGGAAGCAGTTAAGCGCCTTGCTGCTGCCCAGGGCATTGATACCTTGAAGTTGGTCAAGACTGCTCAGGAACGTGATGCAGAAATGCAGAAGATGCAGCAGGCTAACATGTCCAACAACCTCATGGGACAAGCCGGACAACTTGTTAAGGCTCCTATGATGGATCCAACCAAAAACCCTGGCGCTATTGAAGCCCTTCAAAATGTCGTTAACACCGCGCAACAAGCAGGCAGTGGCCAAACCGCAGCTCCAGCAGGACCCCCTGCCCCCCAGCAGTAACGAACTGCCTGCTGCTATTCCCACTCCTGTCAACATTCCATCTGCTTCTGGTCCTAAGGAACAGTTCAAGTATGGTGATGCTAAGGTGACCTCACCTGGCGTTGGCAAAGTTACCATTGTTATCCACTAACTCTCAATGTCTGAAATCATTTTTGATGGCACCGATCCAGATGTGACTGCTAGCCGCGAGGCAACAGAAGCAAAGAATCTGGAAACTGGTAGCAAGATTATTGAGGCCCAAGAATCAGCAAATGAAGAGAAGTATCGTCGCAGTCAGGTTGATTCCGAGGATGCTGGTCAGTATGCTGGAAAGTTCAAGTCTGCTGAGGACCTTGAAAAGGCTTATCTGGAACTACAGAAGAAGCTTGGATCCAAGGAATCTGAATCAGCAGATGAGGAATCAACAAAGGAGACTACCGAAGAATCTTCTGAAGAAACTGAATCAGAAACCAAATCACCTGTTGCTGAAAAGGTTCAGTTTCTGAAGGATGCGTCGGAGGAGTATTACTCCAATGACAATGCTTTGAAACCGGAGACTATCCAGAAACTCAAGGAGATGCCATCTGAGCAACTCATTGATGCTTATCTGGAACTTCAGAAGAGCAATCCAGTAGCCAAGGCACAGCCCTTGTCTGACACTGATGCCCAGTCCATAGTCACTTCCGTGGGCGGGCAAGATGCTTACAATGATACCCTTGCATGGGCTGCTGATAACCTCAAACCTGAGGAAGTCGCAGCCTATGACAATGTGGTGAACAGTGGCAACAAGGATGCTATCTTCTTTGCTGTGCAGGCCCTTAACAATCGTTACAAGGATGCTGTTGGCTTTGAAGGTAAGCGTGTCAGTGGCAACAGGGCACCTCGCCCAGAACCGGGTTTCCGTAGCCAAGCTGAACTTGCACGAGCTATTTCGGATCCACGCTACCGCAATGACCCTGCCTATCGGTATGACGTAGAGCAGAAGCTTGCAAACAGCAATGATCTGATGTAGGAAAAACGGACAATCCAATGCCGGATTTGGGGGCACCTCAGCTGTCGGACCCCCTTTCTCTTGAGGTTTGGGCCTCATAAAAAACCCAGTCATGACTGGAGTATTGGCCCGCTGCGGTGGACACCCAATATGACGGGACTATTGCCTAACAACTGAATACTACCTCCTAGGGGAAAATCCAAACGTTTGGGAACTGATCATAACACACCTACCTACTAAGACCAATGTCTGCAACACCTACCTATCTTGGCCAGAGTAACAAAGCTGGCAGCACTACCGCTCTTTTCCTGAAGCTGTTCACTGGCGAGGTTTACGAGGCCTTCCGTAACAGCACCATCGCCAAGGATCTGGTCATGAACCGGACCCTCCGTGGTGGCAAGCAAGCCCAGTTCATCCACACTGGCCGTATCTCGGCTGGTTACCACACCCCCGGTGTGCCCATCCTGGGTTCCGGCAACCCTGCTGCTGCCGAGACCACCATCGCAATGGACGACCTGCTGGTCGCCAGTGCCTTCGTGGATGACCTCGATGAGGTGATGAGCCAGTATGACATCCGTGGCCCTATCGCCCGTCAGATCGGCCAGAGCCTGGCTGAGTTCTATGATCGTCGCATCTTCCGTGTGATTGATCGTGCCTCCTCTGCTTCTGCTGCCGTGACCGGCGAGCCTGGTGGTTTCCAGATCAACCTGGGTGCCAACAAGGAGTATGATGCCCAAGCCCTGGTGGACGGCTTCTTTGAAGCTGCTGCCCGTCTTGACGAAGTGGCTGCTCCTAAGGATGGTCGTGTGGCCGT